GGGCAACGGCTCGATGCAGCGCGAGAGTGATATTCGCGGAGATGCGCTGTCGGCTCGGGCGCAGATGTCCCAAAACCGCCTGTTCAACCTGTCGGCTGACCTCGGAAAAACGCTGCGCCCTGCCCTGATCGATATCATGGACAAGCTCAACGGTGTCCTGGAAAAGGTGACGGCCTGGGCCAAGGCTAACCCTGAGCTGGTCACGACTGTCCTGAAGGTCACCGCCGGCATTGCGGCTGCCTCCACGGCCTTTGGTGTACTGGCCCTGGGACTTGCCGGAATCATGGGGCCAGGCCTTGCCATTCGCTTCCTGTTTGCTCAGATAGGCGTGCGGATTCCCAGCCTGATTGGACTCCTGACGAATCTGGCCAAGAATGCCCTACCCATGGTGGCAACCGGGATTCGCATAATCGCGGCGGCGGCAGTAGCCAACCCTGTCGGCCTGCTCATTACCGCATTGGTGGCTGGGGCCATGCTTTTGCTGGGGTATTGGAAACCCGTAAAGGCCTTTTTCACTGGCTTCTGGCAGGGCTTCACGGAAGGGCTTGCCCCATTACAGCCCATGATTGCAGGTATCGGCGCGGCCCTGGCCCCGCTCAAACCTATCTGGGACGGCATCTCGACTGCCATGGGAGTAGCCTGGAACTGGATCAGTCAACTGGCCCAGCCTTTCCAGGCTACGGCAACCCAGATTGAAGGGGCTACGCAGAGTGGACGTGTGTTCGGTCAATGGCTGGCCGGCCTGGTCAACCTGCTGGCTGGCCTGCCTGGTCAATTCGCTGCGTTAGGCGGCATGCTGATTGATGGCTTGGTTAATGGCATTACCAACAACCTGAGCAAGGCAAAGGACGCCATCATGGGAGCCGGCGGTGCGGTAATTGACTGGTTCAAGGAAAAGCTCGACATCCACTCGCCTAGCCGCGTCTTTGCTGAACTGGGCGGTTTCACCATGGCAGGCCTTGCCGTTGGACTGGCGAGGAATGAGGACGGCCCGCTCTCCCAGATGGCTGACACGGCCAAACGGCTGACGGCGGCCGGCGCGGTTGCGCTAGGGGTAGGCGCTACCGCCCTGCCGGCCATGGCAAACACACAAGCCGGCATTACGTTTGATGATCGCCCTCCGGCTACGGTGTCCGCTGCGCCCAGCATGGTCAGCCAGGATACCTACCAGATTCATATCCATGCAGCACCTGGCATGGATCCGCAGGCTATTGCCAAAGCGGTACGCGCTGAGCTGGCCAGGATCAATTCGGAAAAATCGGCACGTGGCCGCAGCAGCCTACGAGACCAGGAGTAACCCGCCATGATGATGGCCTTAGGACGTTTTATCTTTAGCCTTTCCACCTTGGCCTACCAGGAGCTGCAGCGGCAAACCGAGTACCGGCACGTGAGTAGCTCGCGTGTGGGTGCGCCGCCGGCGCGTCAGTTCGTGGGCAAGGGCGACGACAGCATTACCCTGCCCGGCTGGGTCGCGCCGGAGCTTACGGGCACCGCTGCCAGTTTGGATGTGCTGCGCTATATGGCTGAGTCCGGCTCGGCCTGGCCCATGATCGAGGGCACTGGCCGCATCATGGGCGTGTGGGTCATCGAAAGCATCAGCGAGACCAGGACGATCTTTTTCCGGGACGGTGCGGCTCGGCGTATCGAGTTCACCCTGTCGCTCAAGCGCATCGATAACGACCGCACCGATATCCTCGGTGCCGGCATCGCCTCGGCCAATGGCATTCTGCGGAGCATCCTATGATCCGCGAGGCCATCGACCAGGCCACTGGCCAACTGCGCAAGCTGTACGACCAGGAGGTCAACGGTGCCAGCTATCCAGTCGCTATCTACAAGCTCACCGTCGACGGGACGGACATCAGCAACCTGATAGCGCCGCGGCTGATCAGCCTGGACCTGACCGACAACCGAGGCCTGGAAGCGGATCAGCTCAGCATCGTTTTGAGTGACCACGATGGCCTGCTCGCTATTCCACCGCGCGGAGCCAAGGTGCGTCTCTGGCTGGGCTGGAATACCACCGGCCTGGTCGACAAGGGCACCTATATCGTCGATGAAACTGAGCACAGCGGCGCGCCGGACGTGCTGAGCATTCGTGCCCGCAGTGCAGACCTGAGAAAGACGCTCAAGGCTAAGCGAGACGCCGGCTATACCAACACCACCCTGGGTACGATTCTGCGCACCATCGCTACCCGGCAAGGCCTCACGCCGATCATTGCCAAGGAGCTGGACACACTTCAAGTACTGCAGCTGGACCAGACCGGCGAATCCGATGCCAACCTGCTCACCCGCCTCGGCGAGGATCACGATGCGGTGGCCACCATCAAAGCCGGCCGGCTGATCTTTATCCAGCAGGGAAAGGGCAAGACAGCCAGCGGCGCAGATCTGGGCCATATCACCCTCACCCGTGAGGACGGCGACCAGCACAGCTACCTGCAGGCGGATCGGGAGAGCTACGAAGGCGTCCGCGCGTATTACTACGATGTAAACAGCGCAAAGAAACAGCACGCCATTGCCGGTGGCGGCGATAACCTCAAGGACCTGCGGCACACCTATAGCGACCAGACCAGCGCCCTGCGTGCCGCGCGCGCAGAATGGAATCGTCTGCAGCGCGGGACCGCCACCCTCACCTACCAGCTGGCCTTGGGCCGTCCTGATCTGATACCCGAACTCAGCTACACGCTCATGGGCGTCAAGGCCGAGATCGACGCGATCATCTGGCACGGCGGCAATGTCCAGCACAGCCTCACCGCAGACGGTGGCTACACCACTCGGCTGGATCTGGAGGCGAAGCTTCCCGAAGACCTGGTTTCGGATCTATTCGAAGAAGTCCAGGGCGACTATACCGGCGTGATTGCGTACTACCGCGACAAGGCGACCGGCAAAGAGGTGGCGGTGACGGCAGGCGATCAGACCAAGCCTAAGCGGTTGCATTACCTGTATGCCAACAAGCACACGGCAAAGCGCGCCGTAGAGCGGGAGTGGAAAAAGATGCGGGAGGCAAAAGCGGCGGAATAGGCACACAAAAAGTGCTTATACAGTATTGTGAACTGTATCTATATACACTACCATTCATCGAATACTGGTTAGTTATACAGTGTTTTTTATGTGACAGGATCTACAAAAGGAGTTGTTTTACTGATGTACAAGCATAACGGATTTATTGCAGATCCTGTAGACACAAAAGCCCAGCTGTCGGGCTGGGTCATTTTTCTTCACGATAGCTTACTCGAGCTAGGCGTTACTTTTTTGCAGCTCCTGACAGGCTTCGTAGCACGTTGCGAGCTGTCTCCCTCTCCGCTTCAGGAAGATTCCGAATATAGCCCAGCATCTCCGAGTCATAAGGAGATAAAACCAGCCCGGCTTGTTCGATGTGCTGCCCAGTCAATACATAGATTACGTCTATACCTGCCTCAGCGATGGCTGAAAGGTATCCCGTATCCGGGTGACCATTATTTTTCTCGTATTTGATTTGGGTAACTTTCCCAACGCCACCAATTGCTGCCAGTTGAGGCTGAGTCAGACCTAAACGTACTCGCTCTTCCTTAAGTCGCAAACCGTCAAAGGACAAAAAATTAAACCTCTTTGTTGACACGTTCATAAAAATGAACCAGTCTTGTAAGTAAATTCACTAGAATCACACGGTTTTGCACTATGCCGAACGCAGACATCCCCGAGCAAGTACGGAATCAGGCTAAAAACAGGCTTAAACGGCTCGGAATTACTGCCAAGGACTTCGCAAAAGCGAACAAGCTGAGCCCTAGTACGGTGTATGCCGTACTGAATGGGCAAAAGAAGTGTGTGCGGGGAGAGTCTCACCGCGCCGCTGTACTGCTCGGTCTCAAAAACGGCGTGGTTCTAAGTTAATTCCTGAAGGCTTAAAGAGAAACGAGAACATGAAAAAGAGCGTTCTAGAAACTCGCCGTCAGGTAGCCAGCGCTGTGATCTGTGACTATCCAGGCGGCCGCGAATGTGCAGCCGCTCGCCTGGGCATGCCGCTCAAGAAGTTCGATAACCACCTGTATGAGAACGCGGGCAGCCGTCCTTTGACTGACGACCAGATCGTCCAGCTGGAAAAGGATGCAGGCACCACGCATTTGCCGGACTACATCGCGGCCCAATATGGCGGTGTGTTCGTGAAACTCGACGAGGCAGGCAACTTGGACAACATCGATCTGTATACCTTTGCCGTGAACACTACGGTCAAGCGTGGCCTGGTCGACCAGATCATCGCCAAGGCTTTAGAAGATGGCGTCGTGGACGAAAGCGAGATAGCCCAGATATTAGCTGCACACCGTCAACACATGAGCGCACGCTGCACCGAGGTGTACTCGGTTATTGCGTTGCATTCGAAACCACCAGGCTCAAGGCATTAATCGCCTCGCCAGTTAACCAGGCCCAGCAGTATCAAAGGTAACGAGAATGAAGTACGTACCTGAAGAATTTGGCCTCAATGCCACCGCTTCCGAGGATAGGGGAGCTGCAAAACCATGGGAGCAATGGCAATGAAATGCCCATGCTGCCGTGAAAAGCTTCGTAACCGCACCACGAAAGAGGAAGTGCCATGTTTCAAAAACATCTGGCTCGAGTGCACGAATTTCGAGTGTGGGGCTACGTTCGCTGGTCATCAAGTCATTGTTCATCAACTCCGGCCCTCTGGCCTGGCCAGCCCCTTCATGCAAGTGCCTATGGCACCGACCGTGATGGGCAAGCTCAAGCCCAAGATCCCGCAGGGTACAACCAAGCCAGCTTTGCTGGATAAACCCGGCCTGGAGCAGCGTCCATGAATATTCAGATCTCTGAACACTACCTGGACCGCATGCAGGCCGCTGCCCTCTCCTTCCTGATTCGTCACCAAGCCGAGCACCTGAGCAATACGGATCAGCTGATCGAGCGCGCCGTGACCCACCTCAACGAGCGGTTGCAGGTGCCAGAACACACGGCCAAGCGCCTGGTCGAGCGTGCCTATTCCGAACTCAAGCCCGAGCCTGAGCATCGCTACCTGGACGTAGACAGCAGCACCGGCCTGGTCGCCGTGCTTGTGGATCCGGAGTCTGGTCGGCGTTATCGAATACCCATAGCGGAAGTCTTCGCGGCCTGTATCGACGATCCGGAACTGCCGCCTAAACCCAGCTCAACTCACTAATACCAGCCCAAAACTCTCAATGGGTTTGGGGAAGCTTTGCCCGCTGTACAAGGAAACGTTATGCAAACCGCTCAAAACACCGCTGCAAAGGTCCTGCAGCGCAAAGGTAAAACGCGCCGTGCCCCAGCTGATTCGCCGGCCTCTGCGTTTTATCTGCCAGTGGCCAAGCGGGGCAAACCGTTACCTGACCGGGACAAGACTAGGGTCGCCACGCTGTCCGATGATCAGCGACGGACCTTTCTAGGCGAAGCCGCAAGACGGATCAAAATAGAAGCTTGCGAGCGTAAGGGAGCATGGCTGCGCTCGCTTGACTGTGTTCACCTTTCCGGCCGCCGTGTCAGGCAGGAAGTGTGGAGCAAGATTGCGGCCATCGCCGAGCCGATGATGGCCCGCGTCGATATCGCCACCATGGTGCTTGGCTGGATGGATAACGAAGGCCAATTCCATCTCAACCTGCAGAACGGCATTGCGGTAGATGCCGAGATCCATCAGTGCTCCCTTTCACGCGCCCTAAAACTCCTGGAAAAAGCGCGCTACATCCGCCGCGAGCAGAAGCGGCTGTTTCATGATGGCAAGCGCTGGATCACCCGTACCATGATTATTCTGCGGGAGCGTTTGTTCATCGAGCTAGGCCTGGCTCACCAGCTCAAGCAGGCTCGGGAGCGCAAGAAAGAAAAGCGCCGGCTAAAGCTCAAGGAAATCCAGCGTCGAGCCCAGCAGCAAGCCCTACAGCAGGCCGAGGCCTCTATGGCCAAACAAGCCCGTCGCCGTAATTTCCAGGCACGTGAGCGAATCGCTACAGAAAACCAGCAGCACGAGCAGCAGGTTGAATTCAACCGCAGGAGAGCCGAGCTTGCTGTTCAACTGCATCAGCAAAACCCCAGCCTGACAGGCAGCGCCCTTACCCAGGCGTTAGACGCCCTCCTTCGACGATAGCCCTCCTCTCAAGCGCACCGCTTTCCAGCGGGGCCTCTGCTCGCCTATACCCCTGCCGTTACCCTCCTGCTGTCCTAAAACCTCTCAAAACGCCTCAGATTCGCCCCAAATAGCTGCTGCTTTCGTGTGCCAGATCGTAATCAAGGCGCATCGATCAGTTCGCCCCTGTGCTGTTTTAAGTTAAATGCAAAAAAAAGTATGCAGTGGTACCAGCTTCGCTTAAAGAACAGAGCCTTTAAGCCCTGTGCATATCCCAGGCACGGTGTAAGGCCAGTCTCCTGTGTATTTATGTTCCCCGACTTCGCGCCTGCAGGCGCGCGGGGTCCCCTGGGTTCTCCCTAAAGCAGAAGAGCTGCCTGGAGGTCTTAGCGCCCTTCCAGCTGCTGCACGCCGCAAGCGTCGTTTAGCAGCTTCACGGCGCGCCTTTGGCTTCGTCTCGCAAGCGAGCCGGGGTAATCAGTGACGGAGGTGGCTGAAAGCCTTTCGCGCGTTCCAAACGGAGCACGCTGACAGAAGAGCGCCGCGCTCAAGGCAGGTAAAACGGGAGCAGGCCGTGTGGGCGCGCAGGGGGGCCGTGATGAGGGGGACCTCTGCAGGGTTTTGCAGGGTTTTTCGAAGGCTAAAAACGCCGCGCAGCCCCCGCCGTGGGCCGTACAGAGGCCTATGCAGGGGTGCAGAAAAAGCGACCTATTTAGCCCGCAGGCGTCGTGGGGGGACGATTGCGCGCGCCGGGTGCTGGAGCATGGAAAATTTCTCAAAATTGCACCAGTGCGGCCGCGCGGGCTTTTGCCGTGATCGGGCCGCGTGAGGCTGGCCTAGGTCTTACCGTTGGTCGGTAGCGGGGCTGGAAAGCAAGGGAAGCCAGCGAAGATGGCGATTGGTCGAGTGGCGGCATCGTTGCGCCGGGTCGCTCCGCCGTGCATCATAAGCGGCGGTCTTTTGTCTGGACCAAACGGCTGAGGCTGAAGATGCGCCCGGCAAAGAGAATTCATTGCACCTGGAGCGGCCTGTAACAGCTGGCCAATCGAGGGGAGAAAAGCGTAGCGCGTAGGTAAATATTGCGGACACAAAAAAGCCCGGCTGGTAACCGGGCTTTTTTGAACAATTCAGAACGGGCTCTATCTTGGCGGACGGACCTGTTCAGATCAACGTATGACTGAGGCTTAGTATGGCAATCAGTGCACTTTCGTGCAAGCCAAAAAAAGTCCACTCATCGCTCAGTTGCGCCCCCTTGGGCTGTAAATGACGCGATTATGTGGTAGGGCGTATGTGACACGGGTCAACAACGGCGGCAACTTCTGCGGCCACGATCCTGCAGCACCACGCCTGGATTTAAGGAGCAGTACCGACAAGCAGCGGCCCAAGATCTTGCGCGCCCTGCAGGAGCGGACTCGTTACTATTTCAGTAATCCTGCCTGCCTCCCCTCCTTGAACGCAGCCAACCAAAGCACCCGCCAGCAACGCAGCGAGCGGCGCGAGGCCTGTCTGCTTGCCCTTTCCGTTATCATTGAGTTCCTAGACCTTACCTCTCTTCGATGTGGTGTACCGACATCGACCGGCTTTATGTCCCTTACGGTTGAATACCTCTGCAGCTTTACCGGCATGAGCCAGCGCCGGATGGAGCGCGCCCTTGCCGATCTGAAGCGGGCTAACATCGTAACTATTGCCCAACCCAGACAGCTGCAGGCTGATGGCTCCTGGAGAGGACTGGCCGCAGTCAAAGCGGTATCACAGCATTTGTTTACAGCGTTTGGCCTGGCCGAGTGGCTCAAGCATGAGCGGGAGCGGGCAACCAAGCGTCTAGCCAAGAAGGCAAGCAAGGCCGGCGGCACACTGACTCAATGGGCACGAACACACCTGGTGATCGGTGGCCGGAGTGATCGAGCAGCCAACAAGTCAGCCAGTCGGCCCGGTCGAAACAGAATTGATCCGCAGACCTGGTCGAAAGCCAGAACCGAACTGGCCATTGCGTTGCAGCTGCAGCACCCCGACTGGCCTGCTACTGCAGTAAACAAAGAAGCCGACCGGATACTCGCCGAGCGATACGGCGCAGCCTGATTCATCCCCTACTCTTTCCGGTCATGACTAAAGGCTCTTTTCAGCGAGTTTTCCTCGTTAAATAACCGTCCTTGAGCATGCGTTATTGATGATCCGTACTCTGGTTGCAGCAAGGCAGGACCAATCCCTGTTATCCAATTTCAATTAAGTGTCGGAATGATTGACGTTAGGTGTCATTCATTAATCAGCCCGTTAAAGAAACAGAACAGCAATGGAGCCATGCTCCATTAAGAATGCTCCCCATCGTCGCGCTAAAGCGCGAGGGGGCCCCCAGCTAAGCCAACCATTTCTATCCTCCTGAACCCGCACCGTTCCAGATGCTGTAAGCCTTCGGCTTTTCGCAACTTCACGGTGCCGCCTTACGGCATGGGCGCGCAAAGCGCGCCGGTAATCAAAACAACGCCCATATTGACTTGGTGCATACAATAGGCATATAAAATATGCATATCGTATATACGATAGATATCTAGTATCATGATATTATGTATCCATCGCCCATATAAGCGGCCTAGGAGGGCTATTCATGATCGTGCATGTGGGGCATGTAAAAGGCGGCATAGGCAAGTCAACGCTTGCGGTGAACATAGCTGCCGCCCGCGCTCGGCAAGGTAAGAAAGTCTGGCTAATTGACGGTGACCGTAAGCCATCAAGTAGTGAATGCATCACATTACGTAATGAATCTGGTATTCAGCCTGCGATTGCCATGAGCCACTTTGTCGATGGGCGCACCTTACGAACTCAGGTCCAAGTTCAACAGGAAACCTTTGACGACATCGTCATTGATACAGGAGGCATGGACTCAACGTGCATGCGTGCGGCATTGATGTTGGCTGATGTCTTAATCGTCCCTAACGGTATTCATGCTGTAGAGACGCGCGCGCTTGAACAGCTTGAAGATTTAGTGAAAGAGGCATTGAGCCAGAGAGACGGTCTTCGTGTTCATACGATTCTAAATAACGCCCAGCCGCGTTATGAAAGCGCAAGGAATAAAGCAGCACGAGACGTACTGCTTTATTACCCAGCTTTAAATGGAACAGATCTGATGATTGAAAGCCGCTTCGCTTTTTCTGACTCCATGGCTATGGGCCTATGTGTCCATGAGATGGATCCACCAGACCCTAAAGCATGCAAGCAGCTAGATCAGCTTATGACTTTGATTTTTGGAGATACCAATGGCTAAGAACAACCCAGCGGCGCTATTACCTCGTAGCAAGCGCAGTGAACCAGTCGTAAACAATGAAGACGCGTTCATCATGGGTGCGCCTGATGCCGGTCAACCCAAGGATGAGGTTCAACCTGCTAAATCAACCATAAGCAACGAAAAGGAAAAAATCAGCATCAACATTTTTACCGACTTGCTCAAGTGGGCTGATGAAGAAGCAAAGCGGCGATATACGAACCGGACGGGGCTAATCAATGATTTGCTACGTCAGGAGAAGGAGCGTTGCGAGAGCAACTGAAAGAAAGTGCCGGGCTGAAGTGGTCGAGACTTCAGCCCGGCTGCGACAAACCATAAACCCCACAAGGTTCAACGATATGTCACAGCCTAATTATACAGAGGTGCTGGGGGTTTCCCTAGGCGCTGTTTCTTCTGTACCTGCCTGGAAACTGGCTTTTTTTCTGGCCAGCTTAAAGCCCCGCTTTAGGGCCGCTCTTCTTCGTGAAATTCGCCGTATGGCTATTGGATAGATATTGGAAATCCATTAAACATACATAATCAATACATGGGATATCTATCATGCATCTAATGTATATACATTGGATGCATGACATAAGTTCGAATGAAGAATGAGTGAAATAACTTTAGGTAGATTGCAAGAGTCATCAGCGCGCACCTCTATGGCCCAGCATCGTTTCGTATTTGATGAAGAAGCAGAGGCTGAACAGTATTGGAAGAATAAGGAATTCAAAAAGTTTGCTGTTGATGCTATCGCTAGGTTTGGCACAAAGAAGCAGAGCGTTTTAAGAACTTATTACGCTAGGGCTAGGGACCACGCAGGGGCTATTCTTGCGATTAAGGCACAAGCCTATGACATTCCGGCTCGTGTAAGGCTGGTTGCACGCTTGGCTACGCCTAGAGAACTCGGCTGCGTAGCTAATCAATAAATCATGAGGTCGAAAAGGGAACAATGTTAATCATTCGCTTAGAAAGCGGCGTAACCTTAAACCTTGAACGATCTGTAGGCAGTGCGGGAAAGCATGGGATTTGGGAGTTTCACCGTGCGGCTAACTCTTACATGCGCCCGCCGAACTACACGCCTTTTCGACATGCCGCGATACTTCCATCAGACCCAAGTGCTAACCAGAAGGTTAGCGTAGCGATTTGTGCTCCGGGGATGCCGGAGGCGGAGTGGATTCCAGTAGGGGAGGGAATCGCCACCCATGAGGAGTGGTAACTACCTTTGAATGACTATGAAGCCTGATAGGAGGCTTCATAGTCATTAGGTACATTTATTCGAGGCGCAGATCAGGCTCCGGCATGTGTATAGCTGCACTAGGCGTTTCGAGGCGTTGCCAGGAATAGATTTCGTCCTCTACCTCAAAGGCAAGATATTCCGCCTTATTACGGTGATCATAGTCATATTCAACCCACCTCCCTCTAATACGCTTGGCTAAGACCACCCAACGAGTCTCTCCGCCGTTATCTTCACGAAGCGTCAACCAAGCGCGTTGAATGTCTTTAGAAGGAACTCCCTTAATCCATTCATTAGCCTGATCGTCCTGTTGTTGTATCCCTGTCATTGCCTGCCCTCATACATGACTGCAAAACATTATGCTTTCTAAAGGACTTGAAGTCCTTACAGCATAGAAAGCTGGTCATCCGACTGCATTAGCGCGGCCGTCTCTCGTTTGAATCGGGATACTGTACTGGTCGAGCAGCCGAGTAGATCCGCCGTTTTACGGACGGAGAAACCCTTAGCCAAACACTCCTGAATTCTGCGCCGTTGCTCCTGGTCGGTTTGCCGTCCCCGGTACAGGCCTGTGCTTTTGGCTTTCTCGATGCCTTGTATTTGCCGTTCGCGCCGTGTGTCGTAGTCCTTACGCGCAAATGCGGCCATAAACTCCAGAAACATCTGGCTGATCGCTTTAAGCATCCACTCCTGAATGCCATCGTCGTCCGTAGGTTTGAGTACGGCATGTGTGATGGGCAGATCGAGCGCGACGACTTGGAGACCTGCTGCTGCGATCTGGTTACGCAACTGCTCCCAGGCAGGTCTGGGGAGGCGAGTTAGACGGTCGACTGATTCGACCAGGAGCACATCACCAGGTGAAGCGTCAGCAAGTAGGCGCAGCAGCTCGGAGCGGTCCACTGTCGTGCCCGAGGCATTCTCTATATAGAAGGCAGCAATGCGGACACCTTGATCGGCCGCGAAGGATTGG